TTCTGTCCACTCTTCACCCATCAACATACTTGCATCACCAACGTCAGCAATAGTAGATAGTATAAGGTTAAACGGTTCGATAGAATCATAACCTACACGTACACCACCTACATCTATAGTTCTTGGCATATAACCACCGTCTATCCAACCTTGACGTTTTTGTCTATCAGACGGACCATTACCTGTAAGTCTACCAGACATCCAAGCATTAACAGCCATAAAGGTTACGGCAGAGCCCATAGCCAATCGACCTGTCTGAAGAGCTTTAGCATTTTCTAGTTCTTCAATAGAATTAATACCATACTTTTTAAGTTCAGCTAAGTTTCTATTTGTAGCAAACGCTATATCATTAAACTCTTTAACTAAAAAGTTAAATCCGGGGGTGTGCTTACCTGTTAGTGCTAATCCGTTTACACCAGTTCTAGCAAATAAGAAGAAAGGTCTAACATAGGGATTAGCTGTTAACACGTCGTTCAGACCTTTTGCAAAACCTGTAAGGTCTTGTGTTAAGGTAACTTCTTTACGTGCAAAGTTTGCAGCTTCATCTTTTATGTTTCCGTTAGCATCAAATATCTGACTATAAAAATCATCTTCATATACTCGCATCAAGTTAGCATCAATCTTTGGCATTTCATAACCATTGCCTTGCATATCTAATACTCGACGCATAGCCTTTTCTCTCATTTTAGCTCTACCTAATAAGAATGTAAAGGCATCGTCAGTCGCTGCCATTATCTTCGTAGAGTATGAGAAAAGATTATTATTATTTATACCACGTACCATATTAGTAAAAGCGAATACAGCTCTATCTGTTGCATCAGCTCTACCACTGTCTTCTGCCCATTTACGGACAACTTCCCAGTTGTAGTCACTTTTTGTAAATTCTGTGTATCGTGTTCTGATAGTAGATAAATCTCCACTCCAGTAACCGTTAAGCTTTGTAAAGAATAAATCAAATGCTTCTGGTATAGCTTCCAACATACCATTCATAGATGCGAGACTAGCTTTAACAGTAGCTGAGTCTCCGGTAAACGGATAGCGTAATGTAGCACCTAAGAAAGTTTGTAAAGGTCTTAAGAATGTTGCAGTACCTGTACCAAGAAGTGCTCGCATAGGAGTTTTAGGTCCGCTTAGTACACTGTGACTAACCATTTCTTGTAAACTTCTAACTAACGCACCAGTACGATCAGGTGAGCTTTCATCTAACTTACCACCTCGTAGTATCTTTCTAGCCCAGTTATCAAAGTCTTCTAAACTGTTGACATTCTTCATCATAGAAAACGCTTCAAACAAAGCATTTAATAAGTTATCATCTGGGTCATCTTTTGCTATTTTTAACATAGACATGATAGACTCTTTTACGTCTTCCATCTCTGACTTAACAGCATTATTTACAGCATCGTTTAGTTGTGCTTTAGTCTTGCCTGCACCAAATGATCTAAAATAATCGGATGCTACAAATCTAGATTTCTTTGTTTGGAATAAAGCAGTTAGCATAGTATCAGCAATTTGCTTTGCCGGACCATCTATATCGTCCAGAGATACAATATCTTTTAATTCTCTACCTGCAATTCCAGTATCTCTAAGTTGTTTTAATAGTGAGCCTACAACTAAGTCAGCTGTAACAACAGTTTCACCTGCCCATGTTTCGTAGACTTCTTCTCCTAGTGGTATAGTAGCCGGTTTTTTATCAAATAAATCTTTTAGATATTCATTAGGTGTCATGTCCATAGGACTTCTACCATTTGTTATTTGATGGAAAGCTTCTATTGAATCTCTCCAGATTTCACCTAATAGTGCTCTATTACCTTTTACAGCATCTAGTTCTCTTGCAAACTTTTCTGTACTCATTAAGCTACGTAAAGTAGTTTCTACAATTTCATCAGTTGTACCACCAAAATTAGCAATTCGTTCTCGTTCTGCTGCTGTTGTAACACTACCAGTTGACCCATCTTCTGAGCCCCAGTCTTTACGTGTACGTTTTAATTGTTCTCTCGCATCGCCTGCATCAACTTCTGATATATGTGCACCTTGATGCCTGTCAGCAAAAGGTTTGTTTTTATCAGCTCTGAATTGTGTTTCATTACGTCGGAGCTGTGCTAACGCAGCTGTAGTTGTTTGATTCTCTATACTAGCATTACGACGTATAATCTGCCGTTTGACAGTCTTACCACCCTTACCTAGTAAATAACCAACACCATCAAATGCTAATCCTATACCCATACCCTCTACGATGTTTTTCAGCTTCATCATAATAGGATGGTCAGTTTCTTTAGTACTTAACGGTGTATCTATCCAACCATAACGATCTCTCATAGCGGCTAAAGCATTGTGCCCGTCTGACTCTTTAGATATTAAGTCAGCCATAGCACCAATCGACATAGCTCTTGTTATGTTACCGGCTCCTAATAGTGCTGTAGCACCACCTGCTAAGATCGGTATTCCAGTAGCTGCAAGTCCTTTAGCCGCTAATACAGTACCAACAGCTAACGAACCAAAGTGTACAGTTCCTCTAAGTAATTGACCCCACCATGTTCGAGTAATAATAGGGTCTTCTTTATTAACAAAAGGGTCCCAATCTGGTGTATAAGACCCTGTTTCTTCTATCTCTCTTTGTCTTTCTCCCGAAAGTGCATCTATTGTACGCTCTCCGAATGTGGTTACTGATGACGCAGTGTCTTGTAAACCACCAGACAAACTAGATTGTAATTCTTTTGCTATTCCTTTGATACCCCACTGATCTGCATTACGTGGGTCTTCTTGGGCAGCAGTAAAGTTTTCGACGCTTTGAGCTTCTACAGCACTTCCTTCAGTTATTTCATCAGAAAGTTCTTGAGCTCGGGCAACGTCATTCCTAATTTGGTCTAGCTCAGACGAGCCAGAGGTGTCATAAGAACTGCTCATTCAGTCTCCTCTTTTTTATTGTTTGAGAACATTTCTTGTTCTATCTTGTATCGACCTATGAATTGTAATAATTTCTGTACTTCATTCCAGTTACCTTCACCTGCTTTATCTAAATCCGTTATGTTACCAAATATCTCTTCGTAGCTTTTACCTTCCTCGTTAGTAATAGGTAACATGCCTAGATAACTAACATCTCCGTTAAGAGTTAGTTTCTTCTGTGATTCTAATGCTATATTAAGAAGCATTATTTCTTGTTGAAACTGTTTATCAAACTTTCTGCCTGCAAACAACATGTTATTATCGTTCATGTATGATAGCAGTTTCCATAAATTATCACCTCTGATACCATATATTCCATAACGCTTGCCTTCTTTATTTGTATCGCCGGCCAACCCTTGCAACACTTCTATAACATCAGTCTCTGACCAGTTCATGTTTTCATAGTAGCCGTCTCGTTCAGTTGTCGTTTCATAAAATATAGCATCTTCACCACCGTTAGCTTCCATATTTCTACTAATTTCTCTATTAAGAAGTATCTCGTCAAGGTTTTGTAGATTTTTTGCACTATTATTTAATACAAAATAGACGCCTGCATCGGTGGTTTTATGAGTTAATTTTCGTGCGTCGTAAGCACTTACTCTACCTTTTAGAGGAGTTTTAAATTTTTCATATTGACCGGGTTTTGCAAGGTTCATTGCTTCAAGTCTTCTAATCATCACACCTCTCCAATCTAAATCTGGAAAAAACCTTGCTAGATTTTTATATAATGCAGGTCCGTCTCCACCAAAATCTATTTGATAGTTACCTTCTGCTAAGTACTTTAGTTCGCCGGGGTGTGCGGTTGTGTTGTTTAACCACGCTTCAAGTGTTTCGCTATCTGCACCATCAAGAATCTCAGCATTTTTTAGGTAAACTTGACCGGGGTCAAAGTCTAACTTTGGATTAGGTAAAGCATCATCATATACACCCTCCTCAATATTCTTATTTACTTTTTCTAGTGCTTGAGCTCGAGCGGTTTGTGGGTCAATATTACCTGCTATAAGCTCGTTTTTAATTCTAAAATAATCTTCATTAGCTACAATCTTAATATATTCTATATGTCTATTAGTCTGTAACTGATTAGCTCCTCCTAAGTCTTCATCTTTAACATGAGTAACTACATTATTTTGAATTGTATCTATTGAGTATCTATCGTCTCTGTCACCTTTGGTGAGATTTCCTTCAATATTTCTTTTAAACTGTAATACTTCGCTATATATGTCAGTACCGATAAACTCATTTGCTTCTTCATTTGATATTGGAGTACCAAAATCTCTATAACGGTCTTTAAATCCTATAAACTTATTTTCCATGGTCAGCTTATCTCGATCTGCGTCAATCTTACTTAACATTGTATCCATTCTTTCTACTGATGCTGCCCATTGTGGACCCATCTGCCAGTAAGCAAGATTAGTTCTACCGTCTGAATGAGAAAGTTTGTGTTCATTTACTAAGCGGTAGTAGTCTGCACGTGTTAAACCTAAATTTCGATAAGCAAACTCAACAATCGCCTCAAAATCTTTTAACGACTTTTCTAAGGCGTCGGAGTCAGAAAAACCCTCTGCTTTATAACCGGCCATCTTATTTCTAATCATGCCTGATTTTGTATCAAATATAGAATCAAAATCTAAGACTCCGTTTTCGCTATTCTTAAGCATCCCTAGGAGTTCCTGTCCACCACCAAGAAGAACAGCATCGCTTAATGTTTTTTCAGTAGCATTATTCTTTACTGTATTATTAGAACCAAATTCGTTCTTCATATCTGCTTTAATGGTTGGCAGAATATGTTTTATAAGATGTCCGTCACTAATTCTATCGTTAGATTTTTTTACATAACCAATATAGTGAGCGGCCATTTCATAATACCACTCCAGTTTATCTTCTGGGCTTGTTAGTTGGTCAAAACGTAAACCAGTTTCAGAATGTAATAAATGAGCCTTAGCAATTTCAACAAAAGGCTCCCACATAACGAGTGCTTGTTTAGCAGCATTATTACCTGTTAAACCTTTACCTTGTTCTAAAGCAAGTTCAAATTCTGTTAAATCTTGTTTCTTAAATGTAATAGTTTTACCATCTGATTCAAAACTATAACTACCAGTTTTTTCGATTGAGTCTTTAGCTTCTCCGATAAGAACATTAACATCTTTATCGAGTTCAGCGGCTTTCTTTTGAAAATCTATATTACCCAGACTAAACTTGGTCATATACTCGTCATCGTTACCTTTCTGAACAATGGTATCTAATAAGTTTCTACCGTCTTTAAACTCGTTATACCTCTTGACCATCTTAATGCCGTCTTTTGTAAGACTGGCTAAATCTTTAAATGCTTTATCTTTAACTTTTAGAGACGCATTAAAGTCTTCTATACTAGCTTTAAAAAAAGCTTGGGTGTCTTTAATTTGTTCATCTATTGCTTTATTAACAGGCTCTGTAAGGTCAGGCTCTGTTTCAGCATAGTTCAGTTTAGGATTGATGAAAGGAGCATCTTTGCCCCTTCCAATCGAATCATAATATCTTGAAAGTGAGTCTGTCATTATACTCCTCTTATAATATCTAGAATAGTTTTAGGATTAGTACCTCCAGTTACTGTTGTGCCTGCAATACTTGCAACAGTACTTGCAATACTTAACGCACCACTTAACCTATCGCTTGGTGGCATCAATACAGGTGCTCCGTACTCTGGTCTTATACCAAGTCCTTTTCTGTTAGTAGCTAGTACACTTTGATATTTTCTTCGGTTTGCTATAAATCTTCTCTGCATGTTAGCACCGAACTGATTTTCTATACCGGCTTCAAGTCTTCCTCGAGCTTGTAATAGTTTAATCAGGTTTTTCTTTCCGGCAGTTCGTGATCTGCCCGCTTCAAACTGTTTTGCAGTATTTTTGTTACCTGCAAAATAACTTGCATACCCTTGTTCTAAAGCTCTAAACGCTTGACCTTGGGAATACAAAGCCATTTGGTAGTCATCTGATATACTACGACTAAAACCTCTTGCAGCTAGGTCTTGGTTTTTTACGGCTTGAGCTTCTCTGTTAAAAAATTTTAGAGACTCAGAGCGATATCTTGCATCTTTCTCTGCATGTCTTTGTCGGGCTGCATGTCTTGCACCCGCATTAGCATCTACGCACACGGCAAAATTCTATAAAAGGTAAATGATTTGGTCCATGTGTTACTTTACGTAAAAACTTGAACCCTAAAAACTTTAAGAGTTTTAGATGTACTGTATTTCTACAGTCTACTATGTTCCACAATAGAGGCTCTTCACGGCTATCGACAAACCGCTTCGCTTCTCTTGCAAATGTGATGGGATAGCGTTCAATCTCTGGAGTACATAACATCCAGATTGCTCCGCCATCGCCGACTCCTGCTAGTCCGGCAGTCTTGCCGTCTGGTACTGTGAAATACACAGCAGAGCCTTCCTCAGCCGCCAAAGGTAGTAAGATCATAGGATTTAACCCATGACCCTCTACCACCTCTCTGCGGTCGTCTGAGCGTAAGTTGGTGGCTACCTCTAAGGCAGCCTCATATGTAATTGGGTGAATGTAATTAGGCACGTCTGTAAAACATTGGTGAAAAGTCGCCTTCCCATGCCATAGCTCTAAGTGTAGCAGGGGCGGGGTGACTAGATTTTAAAAATATATCTACGTTCTTATTCTTTTCATACACAGGAATTGTTTTAATATACTCTGGTAGATATGGTGCATCAGATACATCATACTCGTCTAGAACTGTAGATTCATATATTTCTGTGTAGTCATCTTTTCCTACACGTTTGATCGTAGTTTCATATAGACCTACTTTACCGAAATGTAATTTAAGTCTATGTACTACAAGCGAGGAGTTAACGTCAGCTCGTTGAACTTCGCCTTGTACTCGTACTGGATATATTCTAGGAAACTCTACCATATATTCGTAGAGATAACCTACTGTTAGTGTTTGTCCTGACCACTTACCGGGAACAGTAAAGGTTGTACCTGATACTGTAGGCTTGGCATAGCGACCTACACGAGTAGCACCAGAATCAGTATCTAGTATTACTAAGTCATAATTAGGAGTCGTGACACTAGGTAGCCAAGCAACATTAGAAAAAGTAGTTATGTTCTGATGTTCGTCATATACTCCGCCACTAATGGTAGTATAATTATCAACATGTAATAAGTAGTTAATCTCGTCTTGAACTATAGCAGGGTCATTCTCAGACTGTATAAGTTTAACAGTTTGTAAAAAGTTATCTTCGTCTAAAAAGAAATAATCATCATTAATAATGAAATGATATTTTAAGTTATTGTTTAACTTCCATTTAAACCATGCTTGTTGCTGTTTCTTCTCTCCAACAACAAAATATTTATAACCATATACTATATCAGTACCTGCTTTACTGGCTAGTATTATAGAGTTTTCTCTTGAGTTAGTTAATAAATCTATATCTTTAGGTAATAATGAAGGTACTAGCTTGCTAATTTCTACAACATTAGGTTCAGCTTCTCTTCCTGTATTAGCCATTTCATTCATACGACTATACTTACCTGAGTTATCAATGTAAGCTATCGTTGTACCTAATGATAATGGTGGTACATCTATATTATAATTAAATGTAGATACACTACGTAGTTTTGCTGTATCTGGATTAAGTACGGTATCATCAGTAGATAGTAAGAATTGTTGGTTAGAACTAAATACTAATAAACCTGCATTGATTTCTATACCATCATATATTTCAGATGGAAACATAGATGCAGCTGATATATCTATAGGGTCACTAGCAGATACAGTAAGAGCTGTTTCTATAAAGAAATCAGGTTGACCTAACGAGCCCGGTCTGGAGAGTATTACGTTTTCTCCTGATAATATAGCTAATCTGTTACGGAAAAACAGTACTTTATTAATACGTTTTCCTACAAATGTAGGCATAGGGTTAGTTATTGTATCTCCTACCAATCTTTCAGCGTAATCAAACTGTCTAACTGTAAACTCAGTAGCAGATGTACGCTGTATAACCAAAGGCATATTGGTTAATGTCTTTGTTATGTTAGGTAATGCACACTCTACCCAAGAACCAGTACCATCTAGGTTGTTTTCTCCCCTAAATTGTAGGTAATAATCGTCTTCATCAGACATTCTAGAGTTAGCAACTTTGACTATATAGCCATGTCTGCATTGATTAGGTAGGTTTGCTACGTCATTTACAGACTTTTGGAAGACTCTCATAAGGTCTTCTTCTACAATCTCTACGTTAAATGGGTTATTACTAGATAAATATATACCCGGTCCTATCACTTTAGCATTTACACCTGTAGGTAAAGCTGAAACCATACCGGCTAGTATTGTATCAGCCGTTACAGCTGTATCAGCGTCGAAAGGTGTAGGAGAGGGACGTACTAATCCGTCGCCATTTGTAGTTAATGTAGCTTTAACTTGAGTAGTTTCTATCTCTGTAACACTAACTTCTATGTAAGCTTGTCCATCAGAGCTGTTAGCCGCTGATGCGTGAGCAGGTTCGACACGTACTACGTCGCCTACTTCCCAACCTTCTCCACCATGTAGTAGTGTAACTTCTAGATTATAACTACATCTATAGTTATTACCACCCGGTCCGTTAGAACCGGCACTATAATTAGGGCTGATACCCTGCTGACCTAAAGCCGTAACTCGAAAATTTAGGTTATTTTTATCGGAGGTAATTGTATTACCACTCGCATCTTTAACATGTGCTATGTTTTCTGTTGCACCATAGCTACTTTTAGCTGTAACAGCATATACCTCTGTACCTATACCGGGACAATGACCTGAGCCATCCCCCTCGTCATAGCTGTTACCTGTAATTTTTACTTTTGTAGCCCGCTTTACAGTAGTTAAATTTCCTGTAGCAGAGCTATCAAAAATGTTAAGTCCATACTGTCTACCATTTTCTGTACGTATCAATTCAATCAAAGCACAGTGAGGCTCAGGTCTGTCAAATGTTAGCCCTGCTTCTCCTACTACAGTATTAGGATTAGAGCTATCACGATTAGTGACAAAGGTAGTATCGTTGATAGTAAGGAACTGTAAGTTTTCTGGTTCACTTGTTGTAAGATAATTTGTTAATGCAGTCTGACCACCAGTACCATATACGGTGTCCATTAATCTACCGTCGCTACATCGCCAGACTCTTAGCTGACCAGTAGAGTCTACTTGTCCTATATAAGACCCTTCAGACTCGTCACGATAATAATGAAAGAAAGCTCCACCAGACTGTACATTTTTTAAGTAGCCTTCGTCAGTAGATACATTTCTAGTTGCAAAGTTATTATTAGCTTCAGAGATAAGTGATGTATCAATTCTCTTACTGCCCGGTCTTTTAAATAAACCATAAGTTACATCAGGTATAGCATTTACTACGTCTCTGACCTGTCCTTGGAATTTTAAGTGATCGGGCTGTTCGGAAATTCCAGATGTAAAACTTGGTACTGTTTGTGTTATGCCTGCCATTATCTAGGTAAAGTCCTCCAAGGTTCGTAAGCGGAATATGTAGTCTCGTCTGGTGTATTGAACATAGTATGATCGCCTTGGTTACATTCATACTCCATAAGAGCTGCTCTTGATAAATTCTCTTGTGATGCAAGAAGTTTAACAAGTTGTGGGTTAGCTACTAACTGTGTAGCTGCTACTCTCGAAGCTCTATATACTATGTGTCTTCTAAATACTGTAGGTAAATCTTCAAAAGCATATAGTTTGACAACATCTAGATCAATGCTTCCTGAGAATACATCTGTGTGTTTTAGTTTGTTATATAAATAGCCATTACGTCTGACTATATCAGTAGTTCTTTTTGCGTAATTATCATGAGCATCAAGTGATAAAATATCATTACTAATTTTTATCTTACCATCTGCATCAGGAGCAAAGCTAACATGTTTTTCAGTATTAAAATGCCAACCCTCTGCCTGTACATCTACATTAGCATCACGTAGAATATTATATATAAATGATACCTCTGGGTTATCAAAGTTAAGAGTGGTTAATGGAGCCTGTCCGATAGCTCCCAGTATTGAATTTACTGCGGATAGTTCGGTATCGTGGTCAATAGTTGTGGAAGCCATAAGAAAAAAGGGGAGCCGAAGCTCCCGTATAAATAATAAAAATTAGAAAGCAGCAGTTGCACCAGATAATGTACCTGTACCGGCTACTAATTCTACAGCAGCAGCAGGGTTAAGTGGAGCTACTCCCATTGCGAGTCTTCCTAAGATTACATCGCCTTGGTAAATAACTGACACGTCGCCAGATGTTACTTGAACTTGTGGTCCGATAGCTTCAACAAGACCTACAGCTTCTTTCTGGAATATTAATCCACAGCTGTTGGCAAACTTGCTAGCTTCACCGTAGTCGTTTACGGTTCTTTGTCCTTCGTTAGCAGAAGCGTTAGCTGTAGGAACAGCGATTTCTTGCTGATCGCCTACACCTTCTGATACGAATGAACCTGTGTTTCCGGGGTCTGTTACACCGGGGTTTGTTGCAGATGCTGAACCATAAGCTGTACCGAACTTACCAAAGAATGGAATGTTCATTGACTTATAGATTCTGATACCTGCGATTTCGATGATGCCATTACCTGACTGTAATGCGTCACCTTGCTCATCTCTGTTGATTAGATAAGCACCTGAACCTGACCCACCTACAGCCTGAATTAGCTCGTAGTATTGTCTTGGGTTCAATACAGCAACTCTACCTTCGCCAGAAACACCCTTCTCGTCTAGTGCAGCAGCTGCATCGTAGAAAGCGTTTACAAGGAATGTAGCGTTGTATGCGTCAGAAGCTTGGTTGTTTGTACCAACTCTGATCTGTGTTCCACCGGGCTCTACAAAGTTAGTCTTTGTGATAGGTCCGGCTGATCTAGCTGACTTAGTGATAGCTCTGAAGATACGTCTGTCATAGTTCTCAGCTAGTGCATATCCGATCTTACGAGAAATTTCACCACGTAAGTCGTAATGTGCAAGTGTTTCATCTAATTCATAAACGAAAGCACTTGAGATTAAGAGGTCATCGCACTCGATTGTTACCTCTGCTACTGGAGGTGCACCATCGGTGTTACCTAGTATGTTGTTACCGGGAATGTGGTACTCACTCTTTGTTCTACCTGTGAAGATGAACTGCATTGAGCGACCGTTCTTTAGGGTTCTCTTTGTGATTAGATCACGTGCAATAGTATTGCGTTGGAAGCCTTTGAACAATTCTCCGGAAAACAATTTTAAATAAAGGGCTCTTCTAGCTGCGGTAGTAGTAGAAGCTCCATTGTCAGCACCCGCAAAGGTTATATTAGAAGGGGATGCTGTGCTCTGTTGTGAAACAGCCATTGTTTTCTATAAAGATAAAAGGTTGATATTGTTTTTGTACAAATTTTTTTCTCGAGATTTTTGTGTGTCTATCCACACCGTCTAGACGGCTAGTGGTATCCTCCTTAGAGGGCAAAAGCCAATAGCAGGGGAGTCCGACTCTGAGGTGCTCCCCGGCTGTTTAGTAAGAAGGAGTCTCTAGTTGAGCATCTTCTTTCTTTTCTTCAGTTTTAGTTTCGTTCTTAGTTTCATCTAATGAATCTATGATTCTATAAGATGTTACATTAGCACGATTGTTTGAGCTTTGTTGTGCCATTTACTTAACAATTTTTGTATAAGCAATACCACGATATACGTAAGTTACTGTCATAGTTCCCTCCGATACCTAGCCCCCGTTCCATGACTAGATTGCATGCGTCCTATATCAGGATGAACGGACGTGACATACACTTTCATTCATACCAAACTCTTCGTCTGGGAATAAATTAAATGCTACTGATTTACGTGTAATATCAGATTTTTTAAATGGAGGATGATAATGATATAGGTAACTAGGAAAGAATATTATCTGTCCACGTGGTATTGGATGTGTACCTATATAGTCACTAAAGAACGGTCCGGGTTTATCAACTCTCATATCAAAACTCGACAATCTGATAAGTGGGTTCTCTAGTATTAACGGAGCATGATCTGCTGAGTACGTAAAGGGGTATAGAACTCCTGAGTATATACAGTTAGCATGCCGGTGGCGGAGCATGGGTTTACCCTCTGGATTAGAGGTTAACCAAGATGTAGTGATTCGCCAGTCTTGGCGATAACCGTACACCTCTTCCGCAAAGTCTTCAAAAAGCTGTGTTATTGTTTCCTTAGCTACGACATAATCGTCTAAGAAATGAATGTTTTGAGCAGAATGTTCCTGTCGTACATCTGTATCTACGTCTTTAAAATGATCGCAGATAGGGGTAGGCAAGAGAGCCTCGCCTACCGGTATTGAAAATGCAGGGATGGAATTAATCATTAACCTATTGATGGTGCTGATAGTGCCACTTGTGTTGACTCAGCTGATGCTAAATCAAGTGGGAAGTTGTGAGCATTACGCTCGTGCATAACCTCGAATCCAAGGTTAGCTCTGTTTACAACATCAGCCCATGTTGGTACGATCTTGCCGTTAGCATCAACGATGGACTGGTTAAAGTTAAAGCCATTAAGGTTGAAAGCCATGGTGCAGATGCCCATTGAGGTGAGCCATATGCCAACCACGGGCCAAGTAGCCAAAAAGAAATGTAGGCTACGAGAATTATTAAAAGAGGCATATTGGAAAATTAGTCTACCAAAGTAACCGTGTGCGGCTACAATGTTATATGTTTCCTCGTCTTGACCAAACTTGTAACCATAGTTCTGTGAAACGTCTTCCGTGGTCTCCCTAATGATTGAGGAAGTAACAAGGCTTCCGTGCATAGCACTAAACAAACTACCACCAAACACGCCCGCAACTCCGAGCATATGAAAGGGGTGCATAAGGATGTTGTGTTCCGCTTGGAAGACAAACATGAAGTTGAATGTTCCACTGATACCTAGGGGCATGCCGTCAGAGAATGAACCCTGACCGAATGGGTAGACAAGAAAGACTGCAAGAGCTGCGGATAGCGGTGCTGTGTAAGCAACGAATATCCATGGTCTCATGCCAAGTCTGTATGATAGCTCCCATTGTCTACCTGCATAAGCTGCTACACCTATGAGGAAATGAAAGACAACGAGTTGATATGGTCCGCCGTTGTATAGCCACTCGTCCAAAGTGCCGGCTTCCCAAATCGGATAAAAGTGCAGTCCGATTGCATTGGAGCTTGGAACGACTGCTCCAGATATAATATTGTTTCCGTATAATAACGAGCCGGAAACAGGCTCACGTATGCCGTCAATGTCTACTGGCGGTGCAGCGATGAAGGCGAGTATAAAACAAGTTGTTGCTGTTAATAAGCAGGGTATCATCAAGACACCAAACCAACCTACGTATAGGCGGTTATCTGTGCTTGTAACCCACTGACAAAATTTTTCCCAGTTGCTAGTAGTGCTGTTATCTCTTGTTACTGAGATAGCTGCCATTAGAATACACCGGGGATGATTTGACCTGTTGTAGCATAAGCTCCTACAGCTGCTACGAAGCCGAGCATTGCTGCCCATCCATTAAATCTTTCTGCTTCTTTATTCATGAGTTTTTGTTTTGGTAATAATTGTATTTTTGGTTCGTTTGGGTAGATGTTATTCTTACCGTATTCGGTGGTAATCATTTCTTTTTCTTAGTTTTTCTCTTGTAAGGTTTTGCTGTTTTCGCTGACTTCTTAAAAGCAGCGGCGGTGGGAGCACCCTTAGAACCCACCTTACGCATCTTCTCGCCAGAGCCTGCTTTGATACGCTTTCTCTTGGCGTGAATGTTTGCATACAAGCCACGCTTTGCCATTAGACTTTGCCTTTTTTATTCTTCTTACTGTAGTATAATAGCACGTCTCTTTTATCTTGTGTGCTATGAGGTCCGGGTCCGCTTAGTCTTTTGTTAGCGTCTCGGATATTTTTTGGAGTACCGAAAAAGTCTGCACTAGCTATTCTTTTCTCAGGTTTCTTTTTTTTACCTGCTGCATCTTCTGTGTTGTACTCGTCAAAGGGATTCATATTTGCCATGTTAGCATTTCCATTTGCGAAGGGCAAGAGCCTTACGTGTAGGCTTGCCGTTTGGTTTTTTCATTGGTCCTTTTACGCCAGACATTCTTGCACAGAATGATCTTTTACGTGGACCTCCTCCGGGCTGTGGAGCCTTGAGGTTAGAGCCAGTAGCTTTATTATACTTTCTTCTACCGGCTGCTGTCAGTCCACCAGTACGGGACTTATGTTTTCCCATCTTGAGACTGACGTTCTTTTTCTTTACAGCCATGTTATACTCCAAAATTCCACTGTTTTAGTAGTCTTATCTTACGGAGTTCTCTTTCAAGTGGGTTACGAATCTGCATGATCTGAGCTGCACCTTTTGCAAACTCTTCCTCTGTCATTTCTCCTGAGCCACTAGCTCTAGGAAACGCTGATATCATAAGACCACTTCTTGAAGAAGGCATGTAGGCATTACGTACTTTTGCACGTTGTTCTTTCAAAGCTTTAGGGTCAGAGAATCTCTGTATCTCAGCATCCTCTCCCTCTTTCTTCTTCTTGCCCATATTATATAGGCTACCTACAACTCCACCCATACCAGATGTGCCTGTTACATCAGCAAGCAACCCTGATGTGGAGCCACCTATACCTAGCATGGACATTAAGGAGGGGAACATTACCCCTTCCTTTTTCTTTTCTTTAGCCATCAGACTTCATTAACATTGTTGTTAGACCTCTTCTTCATCCTAGCTAATCTTAACTCACGTTTAGGTGCAGGGACATAAGGTCCAGATGGGGCGGGCTTGTATGGTTCGTAGGGAGAATGACCTCCCTCTTCTTTCTTTTCCTTAGCCATTACTTTTTCCTCTTATTTTTCATGATTGCAGCCGCAACTTTTGGCCTTGTTCTTGCGAGTGCGGCTAGTCCTTTTCCCACTTTACCACCTTTCTTTGATGGTCTACCTCTCTTACTTCCGTAAGTACCTTTGCCTGCGGGCATAATTAAAACTCCAAATCTGATCTGTCTAGTTTTTCGATAATGTCTTGCCTGTAGGCAGGGTCGTTATCATACCTCTTGTCACTCATAGCTGCTACGAGCTCTGCTTGACTTCTGAATACATCTCTGTTATTCTGTGGTGCTTTACCTTGTATCATCTGTCCGTCGTATCCTACTGCGTTTAAGTACTGGGTTCTGAGTCCACTTACTGCAAACTTGATAGCATCAATGCTACCAGTATTGATAATGTGGTCAAAGGCTGTGATAGATTTTTCATCTAGATTCTTACTTGCCCACTTTACCATGTCTGAGTACTGTTGATCTCCACCGGCAGAGTTTTTAACTTCATTGATCTGTGATTCTGTCACATCAGACTGTAAGTCTGGAGGTGTAGCTGACCATTCTCCTGTGTTTGTTACTTCTAGATAAGCATTAACTAAGTCCTGACTGGACATACCGTTAAACTTTTGTAAAGTTTCTGGTGATAGTTTGTTACCATTCTTAAAGTACTCTTCAGAAGCTTCAGTTATAAGAGAAGCATTATCGGATAAGGATGGCTTATCTTCTGCTGTCTCTTCTTCGACCTGAGTAGATTCAGTATCTTCTTCTTGTTTACTACCTAGTTTAGATTCTAATTCTTTGTAGGCTTTCTCAAGGTCTTCTGTTGATTTATATTTACCTGCTAGTAAAGTCTCCTGTTCCGCTTCTAGTTTCTCACCGACAGCCAGAGAGTCTTGCTCTTCTGGCGTTAGGTTATCGGTGATAGTTTCAGTAGGAACTGATGTATCTACGGTAAATGTTTTGTCTTCTGCTGTTGCCATTACTGTGGTGGTTGATTAGGGTCTCCTTGAGCTTCTGCGAATTGGGCTATCATTTCCTGAGTTACTGCTGACGCTTGATTTGCTAGCTCAGGATTTTTAGATGGGTCCATCAGCGGAGTGCCTGCAATTTGACCTGTTTGTTTAACGAGCTCCTGTTGTGCTTGTTGTTGCATCATCATTTGCTTCTCTTGCTCCATCTGTGCGGGAGTCTTGACTAGGTTAAGAACATCTATACCCTGTGCTGCTGCAAGTCTAGCGACTGCTTCGATTGGGTTGATTAGTTTCATCAAAGCTTCTGGTCCTATAGTCTGTGCTATGGTAGCTAAGAATCTAGTGAGAGCTTCGTTGTCTTGTCCTCTACCTAATGAGTTAATACCTGCTACGATCTTAGGTCTTACCGTATCTTTTGGTAGCTTAGGTATCTGATTACTACGCTGTAGTATAAGCATAGTTCTGTTGAGATAAGGTACTAGGAACTCTACTGTTAATAAGCTGAACAGTCCACCAAGGGATTGCTCTAGCTCTAGCTGTGTAAGTCTTACCTCTTCAGCTGTAACACGTTCTGCCTGTCTGACATTCAGAACCAAGAAGGCTTCTAGTATTCTTTTCTCTATTGACTGCGACATCTGTGCAGCTGTTGAGAAGTCTGCCGTCTTACCGACTTGGACTACTCCTACGTCTTCGGGTCTACCTTGTATGATAGCACCATTACCGGCTTTGGATAAGGTCTGTGGTTTGGTAGTAGCTGATGGAGATACAAGAAAGATTACCTTACTTGATACACTCGCACCTTCTACAAGAGCCTGAGCTAATCCATTGAGACTACGTAAGTCTCCAATAAATTCTTCTACTCTACCTCTTCCGTAGTCCTCTCCGTCTACCGTATTGAATCGAAGAACTAACCATGGAGAAGCGTTCTTGGGAGCTGTGCTTTGTGTACCGGGTATGACCATGTCGTCTACCTCTTGATGCCACTTCCAACGTCCACTACCTTCATCCATCTTAACGCAAGTATACACTTCAGCGTCGTCTTCATACGGACCTTGATCGTTATTGTTAGGTCCCTCTGGGGGTTGTATGCCCAGTAGTTTTCGACTAATTAATTCCTTAGTCACGATCTCGATAACATTACCGTTACCGTCTCTGTTCACTACGTATCTTTGTAGTGGATAGTGTTTCAAACCATCCTTACCCATAAAGATAAGTGCATTGCCAGATACGATTAGATGTTTTAATGCTTGATGTACAACTACTCTATCATTCGATGCAGCTATGTAATCCATTATCAATCTCTCTATCTTGGAGAAAGATAAGTCTAACTCGGTACGCATGTTAGGGTCGAGAGTCTCGCCAAGCTTGTCATCCCTGACTTGCAACTTAAAGAAACTGGTTTGCGGTGGTAGTATAGCTAGCATTAGTTTTGCAGCTAGCGTGACAACTGCTTTAGCTCCAACGGAGTGCCAAGGCTGAGTTAGATTTCTCTTGCCTTTGTAGTTGTCATCTCTGGTTACAAGATAAGGTAAGGTAAGTTCCGAGCACTCAACTGCCATGTCCAGAAACTGAGTTCTGTTAGTTTGTAGTTGGTTGTATCTTTCCTTAGCCTTATACATTATGGAGTACCTGTATTAACACCACCAGTTCCAGTGCCCATGCCTGTACCAGTATTTATGTTGATTTTAAGAGCGTCAGTACCTGTCTTCTTGGCAGCACCCTTAGTTTTTGTTGCGGCTGTAGTGCCGTACTCTACTCCGGCTGTCTCCTCTGGGTCAATCAGTTCTTTCTTGCTAGGCAATCTAGACTGGTTGACTACATCAGGCTGCCTTGGTTGTATTGGAGCCGGTGTAGGCATCGGAGCCGGAGATGGATTTCTAAATAGACACATTGTCTTCTTCTAAAATTGATTTTACATATTGTACCACTTCCCATTGTCCGGAGCGATACATAATGGAGGCTATATCCTCCTTGGGGTGGACAGGATACCAAGCAAACTTGGTTTCCAAATCCTCAACCAATGTCTTTAACTTTTCAGATTGAAAACTAAGCGTATTGAGGGAGGTTTGTATTTGCATGTTCAAAAAATGCGGGCATACGAGCTGCTTTGGTGTCAGAAAACTGTGGGGCTTTACCCTGATACATTAACTGATCGCTCGCATCCGCCCAAAATTTTTTCGACAAATATTTATCAGTATTGTTTTCTTTTAAGGGTTGTAGTACCCATTGTATAGTTGCCTTCCGAAGCTTATCCAAAGAAGAGCTAGGAACAAGACCCAACTCAGCACATACAAGGCTATTTGTTGCAACGTGGATTTGTTCATCTCTGGAAATGTCAGCTGATACTGTTCTAAGAGCAGCATCACCAAGAAAGCGAAACATAGGTAGTAGAACAAAGAATACAGCTCGCTCTGCAACGAGTGCCTTTGTGATAGTGTGGTCAGGGTGGTCAATCCAAGCATCTCTTAACCTCTTTGCTTCCAGTTCGGATTGCATATCAGCACCGTGGGCGTCAACAATGAAGCCCAAAGCGAGATCATGTTTAATCTCGTCTTGTACGTTTGACTCAAGAAGTGTCCTCGCCGCTTGCGGGACAGTCCTCTCCAGTCCCTGAGAAATAAATTCTCCAACTGGTAGCTCCATATGACGTATTGCGAGTGCACGTTTGATGGTTTCTTCAGCACCTTCTTTCAATACTCCTTTAGTAGGTTGGACTGGTGTCCATGTTCTTTTTCTATTTCTTAATTTTTCGTAGGGGTTCATTGTTCGCAGTCACATTTAATCTTGTTATCATTTAGTATGTTGTCCAAGTAACTGTCAATGTCAGTATCTGCTAGTGCTGCGTAAGCGTCAGACTTGTCCTGTACATCACCCATAACTTGGAGAGAATAGTATAAAGAGGTCTGTGGACTTGCTAGCCACTCCTCTATAAATGCTTCATTGTATTGAACTACATCGCTCCAACTGTTGAAGCTGTAGCCATGAAGCAATCCTGTCCTATCGAGCATCGTCATGATTTCGTCTGCTACACGCTTGTATGCGTCCCATCCTACTTCACTTGCTATCTCAACGTCTCCGTAGTTTACTTGTTGTACTCCGAACTCGCCAGAGTCTCTGTCTACGGTCTTAGCTATTGGTGGTGCTATCTCGGGTGTGCATGTAAAGCCGTCTAGGTCTCTACTGCGATAGCTGCAACTGGCAGTGGGTGCAATAGCGAACGCCCTTACCATATTGTTATTGTGTGCTACTTGTGCCGCTTCAAAAATCGCTCTGTCCAAGGCAACAGCCGCCATACCGGCTTCGTTGGTTGCACTATGTCCTCTGTTGACAAGACGGAGGGCTTCTCCGAAGTCTCTGTAGCTGATGTTGTATCTTCTGAGGAAGTTGGCAAGACCGAGCACTCCGAGCCCAACTTGTCTGTCGACTTCTGGGGCAAGGTATTCTCCAGATTCTCCAACGCCTGTCCGACTATGGAGATCGCACAACTCGGACATGCCTGATACGAAAGCCTCTTGTAGGTTGTCGAGTGTACAGGAACCGAGATTGACATGCTGTAACAAGCAAGTTCCACGTGAGGGCAAGTATACCTCAAGGCAGACGTTCCCATAGATACGCTCCCCGGTATTGGGGTCATGTCTGATTTTGTTGAGCCAGACGTCTCCTGATTTGATTCCATAAATTAATGCGTCTCTTGTGTCTTGATCTGCAAACGCCCACATCTCGTCATCAATGTCGATGCACCGCTTGACCCAAGGCAGTTCTGATCGGCTTGCAGTTATAAAGTCCACCGCATCTGGGTGGGATAGGTCAAGGTGCAATACTATAGCACCATTTTTATAAGCTCCTCCTCTACGTAGTACCTCATTGAAGGCAGAGTAGATTTTACCAAAGCTTACAGGACCAGTAGCTACTAGCCCTTTCTCATTTGTATGTCCGGCAGGTCTAAGCTTAGACAGGTGGATTGCACAGCCTGCACCATAACGTAGTGCGTGGCTTGCGAATCTCCAACTAGCTTCGATGCCGTTCGGACCTTCCATGCTATCTTCAACAACGAAGGTCGTGCATGACACAGGTAGTCTTGATGTAGGGTCGTCTATCCAAGATTGTACCCGGCCAGTGCGGGAGATTAGTTCTGACATGTTACAAAATAATACTGTTTTCTATTAGGTTTTTTAGTGCATTACCTAATGCGAAGTTCTGTCGCTGTAATGCAAGGAAGAGTGTAATCACGTCTTCCTTTCTGTTATAATTATCTCTTAATTGATCTTCAATCACTCGCATCTTGAAGTCCTGTTCCATCGTCAATGGTATAGGAAGCTTCCGGTGTCCAGAGTTTGGGTTCTTTTCGTTTGGAATCATAGTCCTCTACTGTAAGTATTCTGGCTAGTCTTGCATTGAGTAAAGCATCCTCTTCCGTAAGTCCCTTGTCCTCAAATGCTTTAACAACTGTTGTCCAACTGTAGCCTTCTTTATTGAAAAGAGTTTCGGCTCTCTTCACTCCGATACCCGGTACACCACTGTAGCCATCGGTCTGATCTCCGGCTAGCGTCTGAATCAAGTGCCACTTAGCACCCTCTTCTGGTGTGATTGTCGTAGTGTCTTCTAAATTATATAACTTACCCGGTATCTGTCTCATATCTTTATCAGGTGACACGATAATATTACCTGTCACTTTAGTAGCATAGATACCCATGGCATCATCAGCTTCTAGCTCTGGCATGATACAAACGTCATACTCTATCTTAAGGTTTCGTATGACCCTTTTGTAACCGCAGGGCTTCTTTCTATTTCGATGACCCTTGTAATCTGGGGAAATTTTTTTCCTAAAATTCTTAGAGTCACTAAAAAACAAAATAGGGCTCCAGAAAGTCCCAAATTGGGCTTTTATCTGGTCTATTTCTCTTTTTACGGCTGAATAGGCGTCACTAAAGTTTGATGTAACAAATATAACGTCTTCTCCGTAATCTATCTCTGTTTCACAGGCTGCACAGCATTTATATACTATGAAGTCTGCATCTATTAGTAAATTCATGGTGGTTTAGTGTACGTCAGCCCAAGTTTTACCTATCTTAGCTTCAGCTGCGATAGGGCATCTTAGGTTGTAATATTCGCCTGCCATTTTGGCTGCAAGCTCTAGCCATCTAGCTAATTCTTCACAATCACGAGGGTAACATTCATAGTTCAGCTCGTCATGTATGAAGGATAACTGGTGTCCATCAGGTGGTAGGCACTGGTTTATGGTGACCATCCATCTTTTGGCGATCGTCGCTGCGCTTCCCTGTAGGAGGTAATTGAGAAACTTATGCCCTTTGTCCACGCCGATACGACGACCGTCGATGGCGTTTGCATAACCTCTTTCACTACGTGTCTTACAAGCCTGTAACAGCTCCGCAAGACCCGGAATGGCAGCAACATAAGCTTTACGTATATCGGCTCCCTTTTGTGCAGCGGCTTCTTCGGATAGTAACTTATCAAAGCTCCTCCCTAGTTTGACGTTGCCGGCCCCGTAAAGGAAGGCATAGGTAACTGTTTTAACTTGTCGACGGGTAATTCCGATTCGATCTGCGTTTGTCTGGTGTATATCTCCTGTTGTAAGGATTTTTGAATATCGTCCTTTATCGTATCTGGCGAGGTAGTGGGCGAGCATCCTGAGCTCAATACCACTAAGATCGGCAGAGACCAGAACTTTAGTAGGTGTAGCTTGAAATAGCTCTCTAAATCTTTTGTCACTTGGTACTTGTGCTAAATTTGGTTTTCTGTGTGCACATCGAAATGTGTTGGTGGCGACGGAACAATGGTGGTGAATCCTGTTACACGTCGTAACAAGCTTCTGCCATGCGTTCACGCCTTCCGAGATCATCCCCAATTTCTTGGTAATATCGAGACATTTCAGAAACAACTGGGCTGTCTCCGACCCAATATCCTTCAATACAGTCTCGTCTACGACGGGCTTGCCGGTGGCTGTTAGCTGTGTTGGCTTCCAGTTCTCGTGGGTCTTCAGTATCCATGCTATGTGGTCTCGTGAGGTGGGGTTAAGTTGTTTAAGTTTTGTAAATGGGCATCCTTGTACGTACCCTTGTGTCCGGTTATTTCG